AAACTCCAACTACAACACCTTCTCCGTCTACCGGTGGAGGATATTCCGGAGCTTCATCTCCTGCTGGTGGATCTTCTGGAGGAGGCGGTGGTTATTCCGGAGGAGGCGGAGGAGGAAGCAGCTATTAGTTGGTTCTTTAACTTTTTTTTACTATATTATAAAAAAGGTTATATAAATGTTTTATATAGTAGAGGAAGAATCTAAGTTAAATAATCTCGAAAATTTATTAAAATTAGGTGCTTTTATAGAAGTAGTTCCTAGTCATTATAATTTTCACCCGAAATTAACCAATACCACAGCTTTATACGTTAGAGTCTTAAAAAGTGTATATGGTTATATAATTCCTGTAGATCATAGTGAAGGTATTAATATAGATAAAAAACGTATCTTAGAGGTTTTAAAAAGTAGTAGTAAACTATATACATTAAATAAGAAAGAGTTACTATACCACTTTCCTTTACCTAATGTCATAGATATATCTTTACTATATTCAATGACTTTTTTCGAAAGATTAGAAGTTACAAAAGAATCTCAACTACTTAATCATTTTTATAATAAATTTAGAGGTAAAACTGATATTAATAGATTAGTTCCTTTGAGTAAATTGTATGAAATATGCGAAAATTTATATGACAAAGTTAGTAAGTATATAGAAATTAAAGAACCTGACGGTTTTAAATTTTATAATGATACAGCTACATCTGTATTTTACTTATTAGAACAACAGGGCTTAGGAGTATACTACGATAAATTTATAGAAGCATTTAATCCAAGAGATCCTTTATACAATATATACGATAATACAGTTTTAACATCTTATAATTTATACAATGCTACATCTAGACCCACTAATTCTTTTAATAGCATTAATTTCGCTGCTATACCTCACACGCAGAAGCATAGAAAAACCTTCCGACCGAAAAATGACTATTTTGTTGAGTTTGATTTTGATGGTTACCACCTTCGTTTACTTTGTAATCAGGTGGATTACCCTCTTAATAAAAGTTCTGCTCATAAACAGTTAGCTAAATTATACTTTGGGAAAGAAGACATTAATGATGAAGAATATAAAGAAGCAAAACAAATTAATTTTCAAGCAATTTATGGAAAAATTCCTGAAGAGCATAAAGATTTAGAAATATTTAAAGAAATACAAGAGTATATTGACGCAATGTGGAATATGTTTAATGATAATGGAATAATATGGAATCCACAATCATCAAAACCTTTTACAAAAGAGCTTAAAAATATGCATCCAGCTAAATTAATGAATTATATGATGCAATCGTTGGAAACTTCAAATAATATTCTTATATTAAAAGAAGTACTTAGATACTTAAAAGATAAGAGAACAAAAGTAGTGCTTTATACATATGATGCATTGCTTTTTGACTTTTCAAAAGAAGATGGAAAAGAAACTTTACAGGATATACAAAAAATATTAGAAAAAGATAATAAATTCCCAGTTAAGTTTAAATTTAGTAAAGACTTAGTTTTAGAAGAATAGTTAAATATTTATAAGAAATGCAAACAGTTACGGATTTTTCGTTGAATTACGACCTCGACGAAGTTTATTATAACGATGATATGAGCAATAAACTGTTTTGTACGTTTTCTACGGAAGATACTTTAGATGACGTACTTACTTCTATAAAACAAAAATATCGTATAGTATACAATAAGATATTTGTCCTTTATTCTAAAAGTCAAGACGAATATATTTGTACCTATAACGTAGATTTCGGTAATGTCTCTAATTTCCTTGAAAATACTATCTTAGTACACCGTAAGAAAGAAACTAATACTCTTTATACTATTAATGCATTAAATACGTTAATAAAAGAGTTAAATGGAGGAGTCTTAGATACTTCTTATAGAATAAATTGGTCTGATTTTAAAAATTGTATATTATTAACAAAAGGACCAGAATTAAAAAGAGTTAATACAAAACTTTATAAGATAATAGAGTTGGAGAATTAATTTTTTTTTCTTATATTAATTAATAGTTATAGTTTAAAAATAAGTTATATGGATTTAAATGCAATCAAGGCTAAATTAGATGCCTTAAACAACAACGGTCAGGAAAGAGAAAAAACTGACTATTCCAAGATTTTTTGGAAACCTGAACTAGGTAAGCAAACTGTAAGGGTAGTTCCTTCTCATTTTGATCCTTCTTTTCCTTTTAAAGAATTGAAGTTTCATTACGGTATAGGAAAATATCCTATGGTAGCTTTATCTAATTTTGGAAAACAAGATCCGATTGAAGAATTTGTAAAAGAACTACGTAAAACGAATGATAAAGATAATTGGTCTCTATCTGGTAAGATTTCTCCTAAAACGAGAATCTTTGCTCCTGTTGTAGTAAGAGGAGAAGAAGATAAAGGTGTAAGATTATGGGGATTCGGTATTACTATCTACAAAGCTTTATTAGCTTTAGCAGAAGATGAAGACGTAGGAGATTTTACAGATGTAGTAAACGGATGGGACTTAGTAGTAGAACAGCAACAAGGTAACCCTTATCCAACTACTACAGTTAGAATTAAGCCTAAACAAACTCCTCTATCAGATAATAATGATTTGGTAGATAAATGGCTCAAAGAACAACCTAATCCTGTAGAAGTACATACTCAATATGATTATGACTTTATTAAAAAGCAACTGCAGAATTATTTAAACCCTGGTGCGGTAGAGGAAAATGCTCCTGCTGCTACTCCTGGAGGTAATGATAATGCAGAGCCTGTTAAAAGCGATTTTACTTTAGAAAAAGCTACTTCAGGTAATAAAGATACAGTTAGTAAGTTTGATGATCTATTTAACGAGTAATTATGGCAAAAAAGAAAGAAGTTCAAGAAAGAGCGACTGAGTCTGTAAGAAAGTCGTTTAATTTAGGTAATTTTAAGAAGAAAAAAGGTTTTTCTAACGCATCTGTTAAGTTTAAACCTCAAGGATGGATTCCTTTATCTAAAGCTTTTCAAGATATTACTTCTTTACCTGGTATTCCAACTGGTCATATAACCTTATTAAGAGGTCATAGTGATACCGGAAAAACCACGGCATTAATAGAGGCGGCGGTAAGTGCTCAAAAAATGGGTATCTTACCTGTCTTTATTATAACTGAGATGAAATGGTCTTGGGAACATGCTAAAGAAATGGGATTACAGTTTGAAGAAGTTGTTGATAAAGATGGTTCTGTAGTTGATTATGAAGGTCATTTTTTATATGCCGATAGAGGTCAACTAAATACTATAGAAGATGTAGCTGTTTATATAGCTGATCTTATGGATGAACAAGCTAAGGGTAATCTTCCTTTCGATTTATGTTTTTTATGGGATTCGATAGGTTCTGTACCTTGTGATCTTTCAGTACGTTCTAATAAGAATAATAATGAATGGAATGCAGGTGCTATGTCTACTCAATTTGGTAATAATTTAAATCAAAAAATATTATTATCTAGAAAGGAAAATTCACCTTATACAAATACTTTAGTAGCTATTAATAAAGTGTGGACTATGAAACCTGAATCTCCTATGGGTATGCCGAAACTTCAAAATAAAGGAGGTATGTCTATGTGGTATGATGCTACGTTAGTAGTAACTTTTGGTAATATTACTAATCCTGGTACGTCTAAAATAAAAGCTATCAAGAATGGATTACAAGTAGAGTTTGCTAAAAGAACTAACGTTCAGATTGAAAAGAATCATATTGGAGGAGTTCAATCTAGAGGTAGAGTAGTTATGACTCAACATGGTTTTATACCTGATGATAAAAGAGCTATCGACAAATATAAAGAAGCTCATAAAGATCATTGGTTAAAATTAGTTGGTAGTTTAGACTTTGATCTTATAGAGGAAGGAGATTTAGAGGAAACTCCTATAACTCCTAACTTATTAGATTAATGGCATACGAAAATATTCTAAATAATTTAAAGCAAACCCCACCCCGAGAGCTGAATGACCATATACTGGTCGTAGATGCTATGAACATGCTGATTCGTAGTTTTTCGATGCTCAAAGCGATGAATCCCACCGGAGCCCATATAGGAGGACTGGTGGGCTTTCTTCGCTCATTAGGGTACGTAACTAGAATATTTGACCCTACCAGATTAATAGTAGTATGGGACGGTAAAGGAGGTTCTGGTAACAGACAGAATATAGATCCTAATTATAAAGCTCATAGAGCTAATACTAGAATTACGAATTGGGGACTATATGATACAAGACAAGAAGAACAAGAAGCTTTAATTAATCAGCTTTTTAGAACTCAAGATTATTTAGAATGTTTACCATTACAGCAAATAGTAATGGAAAAATTAGAAGCTGATGATATAATAGCTTATTTAGCTAAAGAAGCTTCAGGTAATAATAAAAAGGTTACTATAGTTTCTTCTGATAAAGATTTTTTACAGTTAGTAGATAAAAATATAGAAGTATACGCTCCGGTAAAAAGAAAAACTTATACTACCGAAAATATAAAAGAAGAAATAAAAGTACTTCCGGAAAATTATAATATAGTAAAAGCCCTATTAGGAGATAATTCTGATAATTTAGCCGGGGTTAAAGGCTTAGGTATAAAGACTATATTATCTGAATGGAAAAGTTTTACCTATGATCCTTTAGCAAGTTTACAAGATGTTTGGGATCATTGTGAAACTCAAATGGAAACTAAAAAACCAAAAAAAATATTTGCAAAAATATTACATAATTGGGATACAGTTTTAAAAAATTATAAACTTATGAATTTACATGAGTCTGTGTTGGACGAGAAAGAAAAAATTCATATATTAAATATTATAAAAAGCGAAATACCAGATCTTCAGACTGGAGCTTTCTTACATTACTTAGTTCAAGATAAAATTGAAGGTATAACTAAGAACACTGAAGGATGGTTAGAAAATTTTAGGGGTTTAACAGTATTTAAAAAATAGGTTATATGACATTAAAGTCGTTACAAGCATACGG